TCACTCCTGGTCGGCAGTTTTCTGTCCAATATGCGCTTCGATGGCCGAGCGGTCCAGTTCCTCACCAATAATGATAAGCACTTCCTGCCCATCGGGAATAGCCTCTACGTGCATCGTGTCGCGGGTGGCATTCAGTTCGCACCAGCCGTCAACGGTCTGCAAAAAGCCCTTGATTCGCAAAATATGCCCGCAGGCCGGATCAGCAAACAGTGCCCGGGCGGCATCCTGCAGCTGGGGCAGCGTAAGGTGCAGCTCCATGAAATACAGCGACGTGAACGCCTTGTGCTCGTCAAAATGCAGCTTGACGTAGCTGGCTTGACAGTGGCCGCAGCTGTCCAGCCGCTGCATATCGGCGTCGGTCAGGGCGTCCCAGGGCTTGCACAACGCATCGGTGTCCGCAGCAAAGCGGCGGGCGCAGTGGCAGGCTTCCAGCGCACGGTTCAAATGCGCCAGTGTTGCCTCAGCTTGGCCGGGGGCGGCCAGCTGGCAGCGGCTCATCAGCACCATGCCCGCGCTGGCGGCTTCGCTGGCCAGCAGATACTCGCCTTGGGGGCTGAGCTGCGTTTCCAGCAGCGCGTCCACAATGGCAATAACATTGCCAAGCGTGTACCAGCGGTCCAGCGGCTCGTCCCGCAGCACGTCATAGAACTCGTCCACGTCGAAAATGCCGCTGGGTTCCACCAGTACGCGGTCAAAGCCCTGCATCGCCAGCGAGATCAGCTTGGTGCGCATCCGGCGCTGGTGGGTGTCGCAATCGCAGCCGCCGCTGATGGTCTCGATGTCGCAATTGTCGCCCAGCAGATCCTGCAGCAGCATTACGTCGACGTTCACCGCGCCGAAGTCATTTTCCAAAACGCAGACGCGCTGACCGCGGGCGTTGAGCCAGTGCACATATTTGCGCAGAAACGTTGTTTTCCCTGCGCCTAAAAAGCCGGTTATTAAGTCAACCTGTACCATAAGCTTTTCCTCTTTCTATTGCACCGGACCGTCAGCGATCCGGCTCGCAGTCCAAAATGGACGGAATGTTCGTCCAGCGGGGCATATCACCCTTGTAGCACTCATGCAGCCAGGCCACGGCAGCATCCAGCCCCGCCTGGCTGCCCTCAAACTCAGCGGATCGTATCTTTTCCTCGGCGGTGTGCTCAACGCTCCACGGCCCGGGCCAGACCGTAACGGTCAAAAACTCGATCTTTCGCTTGCCGCTCTCGTCCGCCGGGTCGGCCTTTTTGCCCGGCGTAATGACATACCGCATCCCTTGCTCCGCCCCCGAGTAGGGGTTGCCATTGTGAAACCAGTGATAAATTGGAAAAGCGTCTAACATAATATTTCCTTCTTTGTAAAAAAGAAAAGAGGCTCCCTCCCGGGTAAGCCTCTTTCTTAATTTGGAGCGGGATACGAGTCTCGAACTCGCCACCTACTGCTTGGGAAGATGAGACGACCGCTCGTTGTACCGTTAAAAAAGGCTGTTTTACAGGCTTATTACAGGTTTAAGCCCACGAAATCCGGCTGGATTTTTCGATCAGGCTTTGTATATCCGGGTGTATATAAATATTTAAAGTTGTGGTAATATCTGCATGACCAAGGATCTGCTTGGTGATCTCCGGCGGCAGGCCGGAGGCGGCAAATTTAGTTGCTGCTGTATGGCGGCAGGTGTGGGGTGTGACGCCCTCAATGGACAGCCTTGCCATCAAGCTGTTGAACGACTTGCGCACGTTGTTGTGGTCGCGCGGCAGGCCATACTTGGAGGGGATCAGATACTCGGTGTCGTTGCCTGCCAGCCAAGTTGTTATATACGGCATAATATCCGGGTGCAGCGGGATAACACGGTCGCGGCCTGCTTCGGTCTTTTCGCCGCCGATCAGGTAGCGCTCATCGGCGTGGACGTTCTCCCGGCGGGCCTGCAGCAGTTCGTTCAGGCGCATACCCGTATAAATAAGCACCAGCGCGATCCTTGCCGTCTCACCGAGGCGGGGGTCGTCTGCCATGCCTTTTATCTTCTGCACTTCCTGCGATGTCAGCACGCGGGTTTTGGGGGCAGACGGGTCCGGCAGCACCAGAGCTGTTGCGTAGTTCGTGTGGATGATGTCCTGATTGATGGCGTACTGGCAGAGCTGCGAGAAGAGCTGCCGCTCTTTTTCGCACAGGCTGCGGCTGGCACCATCGGCCATCATCCGGGTGAGAACCTGCTGGTAATCCTCGGTTTTCAGCTCCATGATGCGGCGGCCATGCAGCAGCGCGGCCTTGTTGTAGGCGTTGGTGTAGGTCTGCTGCGCCTTGCGGGTAATTTTGGGGTAGTGCAGCACCTTCCAGCGCTCGTAGACATCGGCCAGGGTGTACGCCTGGCGTTCCGGCGCGATCCGGCGGGCGTTGACATCATCCAGCGCCTTGACCGCATCCGATGCGGTCTTGTACGAGCCGATCCGCGTGCCATCCGCCGCTACGGCGATGTAGGGGAGGCCCTTGTTGCGGGCATCTTTCCATACGGTGCCGGTGCCGCGAGGCCGTCTGTGGCGCCTGCGCTGCGGGGCTGGGGCGCTTGCTTGCCTTGTGCCGCAATAGCAGCATATGCGGGCATCGTCCGGGATGTCTCTTTGGCAACGAAAGCACTTCATAGTATACCTCACTGCTTACACTTTGACAAGCGCAGCCGCAGGTGGTACAATACAGATGCCTAGTCGGTATTGTGTCCACTGTGGACACGCTGATTTCATGCACGCCTCACGGTTGCCGTCGTGGGGCGTTTTTCCATATTTTAAACAATTTCTATCGCTTTGTTTGTAATATTTACCAGTTGACTTTCCGTCCCCACTCTGGTAAAATGCAACCAATGCGGCATCGGAAAGTCCGGTCTCTATTCATTAGATACTTGGCTGGAAGGTGTCCATGAAAAGACCTATTCGGAGCGGTTTCTCTTTATGGGACACTGTTATCGTGTGGGTCTTTATTTTTTTCCCCACTTAAGATAATCATACATCCGTATGAGACGCTTCACATCTGCACGCATGTTTCCATTAAGACGTTCAAGTGCTTCTGGATCTTGTGTAAAAAGTTCAATCAAAATAGCTTCAAGCGTTTCGACTTCCATCTTTTCTTCTGGCAATGAGCACATAACACGATACGCTTTTGCCGGATTACCTTTCAAAGTGTCCCACAGCGCTTGAAGAGATTCATAACCACTTGTCGCATTGCGATTTTTCTTGTTTGTCTTTGATGCAAAATCATCAAAGTTATGCTTTGTTTCAGCTTGAATTTGCGGATAATCTTCCTGTGCCTGTGAAAGATATCTATATACAGGGAAATCTCCGTTATTTCCTTTTCGTACCTCAGGGTATGCATATTTCAGTAACTGGTCAGCTGTAAACTTCCCCAAATCACCCATGACAATGCTACGGTACCACCCATTTGCATCAACAATGCTCTGCAAACCAAATTCCCCTGTATTAGAAACGCCTATCGAAATCGCCAGTTTATTCTCATCAATATTTTTGTCATCAAGATCAGCAACCATGAGCAGCGGCCCGGGCTTACTTGTGACCGCATAGGTATAAATCTCTTCTTTAAAACGGCGGAGCATCTTCACGGGGATAGATGCTTTTTTCGCTGCCAATGCATCATACAGAATGCCGAAATCAGACAGTGTAAGCCTCGTCATGGAAAGCATTTGCTTACCGAACGTCAGAGTATAGGGTGTAATAGAATACCCCACAGTTTCTGGCTTATAATCTACAAAAACGAACCGTTCTTGTAGCTTTTCTATTTTGTCGTTCGGCAAACACAAAAGAATATCTTTTAGAATATTTTGAATGTCTGAATCGTTCAAAGAGTATCCAATATAAATAATGGGGTACTCCATAAAAATCGTCATCAACTTTGCTGCAAGGTATTTTCCTTTTTCATTAAAGGTCTCATAGTCCTGTTCGTTGATGACGAGAGAGTCAGGGACCTTCACAGACCCATGGATTTTATAAATTTCAGCTATGCCTTGTATAGAGGAAAACACGAGCTGATCTTGCCCGATATAGGGCGTATAATCATCGAAAAGGTTTTCAAAGAAAGTATCATAATTGGTCGTAATGACACCCGCCAAATTTTTCTTTGAAATATTTTTCAATTTTTGAATTTCTGCCTTATACTCTGGTTTAGGAACAGACTTTTCTCTTAGGTACCATGCAATTTCCGCTTTAAAAGGGGAACAGCCATTTTCCACTGCATCCAATACAAACGTTTCGTTTGTACGCAGTTGTGGGTCACTGTACCATTTGGCATCGAAATCCTGCTGAATCAGAGTAGCCACCTTTGGCATAGGCCCCTGTGTAAATCCCATCTGCAATGCTTTGCTTTGATAGGAACGGTATGCAAACCGATCAGGATTGACCCTGGATGCAAACTCTGTGAGAAGTCCTTTCCAATCTGGAAGATCATAGTATCGGCGAGTAATTCCAGAACCTGCAAATAAAATCGGAATGGTGTTAAATCTCGCCACAACTTCTTGTATGGTCATAGCGGCCTCCTTTCATTGCAAACAAATCTCAGAAACGAACCCTATTGGTTAAAGTCCACACCCCTGCACTCGGTCCAGTAGTGCAGGGCTTCTTTTATATAATCCTCGTCAAGGTTAAAATACTCGGCCAACTGCCAGGGCTCGGTAAAGCCGCGGGCCATGGCGCTGCGCAGTTCCTCTACCGGCAGATATTTTTCGACCGAAGCCGCAAGGGCCTTGTTTTCTGCCTGCTCTTTAATACCTCGCCCTCGTTTCTACCACCTTTCCAAAGAAACGTACCGGCAAATCTTCTACCTCTTTTGGTGTATAGTGAATGTCTGGATAATAAGGATTGAATGCGTGCAATGTAATACCCTCACTATCAATATAGACCTTTTTAATGGTTGCTTCGTTACCATTCACAAGAACAACTGCAAGATCTCCATTTTCGACTTGTGCTTCAGTATCAACCAGCGCCAAGTCTCCCTCTTGCATCCTTGGTAACATACTATCACCTTTTATCTTTAAAAACGCATACGCTGTAGAATCTTTATAATGGGGATAAATTTCTTCCCATCCTTCTATATTTTCATCCGTGCTTGTAGGAAGACCCGCGCGAACTTCACCGTAGATTGGGACTTTCTTTTTTTTCGTTTCCCATCCCATAAGGTAAGCTGGCGATGAATTAAGTGCTCGTGCAATTTTATTGATGATGTCAGACGGGACTTTCTCTATATCGCCTTTTTCATAGCGATAAATCGTTGCGGGGGAGAGTTGTACTTTTTCTGCCAACTGTTCAGCAGACATTCCCAGCTCCTTACGACAGAGCTTAATGCGTTCACCTGTAGTCATGATTCGCCTCCTATGAGTTAAGCATACACTAATACTTGCAAAAACGCAAGAGAAACCGGAACTTTTTCTTGCATTTTTGCAACAAATCCCTTGACTCGCAGAAATGCGAGTGCTATTATATAGGCACAGCTCGCAATAATGCGAGTTTGGAGGTGAGAAAAATAATGTCTGATAAAATGCAACTACTGAAACAGAAAATCACTGGCGCGGATATGACTCAGGATGCGCTTGCTTCAAAAATTGGGATGAACCCCAGCACTTTCTATCGCAAGGTAAAAATCGGTGTTGATGCGTTCACTGTTGGTGAGATGCGCAGTTTGGCTAATGCACTAAATTTGACGGGCAAAGAAGTCAAAGATATTTTTTTGAATTAGTTCTCGCATTTTTGCGAGTTTTAGGAAGTGTCCACACTGGACACACCCACACCCCACGGCCCGGCGGGCAATCCCCCGCACCCCCACAGAAAAGAGGTGACCAAGCATGACCATCGAAGATTGGACCCTGCTTCTTGGGTTGGGAAGTATTATTCTTGGCATTTTAACTATCTTCCTTGATAGGTAGAGACGAACGTAATGTTTGAACGGTTACAAAACCAGATAAGTAATTTTTCCATTTTTATTCCTCCCTGCCGCCATTATAGCATGGCCGGGCAGGAGAGAGAAGAGGTGACCAAGCATGACCGACAACAAGCAGGAGGAATGGGTGGACAACCGCTCGCTGTATCCGACCATGACCATCCTTGAGCTGTACGATTATTTCCGGGCGAACTTCATCAACATCGGGCCGGAGACCCTGTCCGAAATGATCGTGCAGGGGAAGTTTCCCTTTGCTTACGGCTTGGCGCCGGATGCCAAGCACAAGCAGCGGCGGCTGCTGATCTTCCGGGCCGGTGCCCAGCGCTGGCTGGACGAACAGACCGGCTGCGACACACTGAAAACCCAGGGAGGGAAAGCCCAATGATCTCCAGTGAAGACCTTGCCTGGGTGCAGGTGCGGCTGCGGGACTGCGCTAACGCTCGCCGTCAGCTGAGAATCTGTGCCGAATGCCTATGCCTGACCGATGATGAACTGCTGACGCACCTGGGCTATACAAGCATGGCCGCTTTCCGCGCCGCCCATCCCCAAAGCAAGCACCCCGTTGGCCCACAGGTCGAGCGCATCTATCGCCCTGTGCCGCCAGACGTGATGCTGGAGAGTGTCCTGCGCTACTACGGCGGGGAACGCCTAAGCACCGTGTGCAGCCTGATGGGCTACACCCAGCCGATAACGCGCGAGGCCATCCGGCACAGGGTTTGCAGTTGGAAAAAGAAACACCCGGCGCTTGCCGCCGGTATGCCGCCCAAGCGGCCCAATACACCCATAAAGGAGAAAGCTATGGAATTGAACATTGATGCAACAGGCCTGCCCGCCTACGCCTATGCCCGCAGCCCCTACACCGGCGGCATCGTGCGCATCGTGCGCGGGGAGCGCGCCCTGTTTGGCCTAAGCAACCAGACCTGTGCAGATGAGCTGAACGCCGCTGCCGGTGTTACCCGCGCCCAGGCCGCCGCCATGTACAACGGCGCAATGTGCGGCTGGGGTACGCCCTACTCGAACCCCAGCAACTACAATGAGACCGGCAGTTATGTCGGCCCGAATATGGAGGACCCCCATGGAACAGAATGTTGAAATCAAAAAGCCAGTCCCTAACCCCCGCGACATGGCCGCCGGTGAGATCGTGGTCAATGTCCAGAAGACCGATGAAAACGGCGTGACGATCAAGCTGTGGCCGGATGTCAGCGCGGTGCGCAACCACATGAACGACCTTGTCAGCCTGGTGCCCTGTGATACTTACAGCGTCCGGCATTACACCTGCGGGCGGTATATGTACTGTGCCATTGCGCTGGATGATGCCACCCGCGATGCCCCCTGTCCTGCCGCCTACCGCGTACATAGTGACAGCGCCACAAACGAATCGGACGGCAGCTTCCTGGCCGCTGCGGCTGCCTGGGGCATCGGTGCCGGGGTGTTCGACCTGCCGCCGCTGCGCATCCCGTCCAGCAAGGTGCACATCGTCCCCCAGGGCAAGCCCGGCACCAACATCATTGAGCGGTACGTCATGGACGACACCCTCACGCTGGACGACATCACCTACAACGATGACGGCAGTGTCGCCAGCCTGCGGGTGTGCAAGCGCGATGGGAGCGTGATCACATGGCAGGCAAGCTGATTGCCCACCTTGTTGCGTGGTACATGCCGGACAAGTCGCCCGGCGGCGGTGGGCTGGAAAACCTGACGGTAGACAACGCCTATCTGCTGGAAGCACAACGGCTGCACGCCGAGCTGGAACGCCGTGCGCGGGGCCAGCCTTTGTGCGTTGAGGTGGATATCCGCCCGGTGAAAAACAAGCGCACGCTGGACCAGAACCGCCTGATGTGGGCGCTGTTGAACCGGCTGGCGCTGGCATTGAGCGGCGACACGCCCGGCGGGGTGACTGCCGAACAGTGCTACCTTGACCTGCTGACCGAGTTCGGCGCAGAGGTAGAGACCTGGCGCGTGCCGGTCAAGGCTCTGCCCGCCCTACGCAATGCCTACCGCGTTGTGCAAAAGGTGGAACAGCTGGACAACGGCTACTGCATGGTCCGCATCGGGCTGGGCAGCAGTAATTTTGACCGTCAGCAGATGCACGACTTCATTGACCGCATCTTTGACCGGCTGGCCGAAGCTGGCGTGGACGATGCCGAAACCACCGAGCAGTACCGGGACTGGAGGCGCACCGATGAACTGTATTAAATGCGGCAGCAGCCAGGTGCATGTTATCGACACCCGCGCCAAGGGACCCCGGCGGATCTACCGCCGCCGTGACTGCCTGGCCTGCGGCTACCGATGGACGACCGTAGAGCTGCCCGCCGGTGATCTGCGCCGGGCAGTGGATGCCTTGAATGGGCTGGAGGAGCGCCATGGCAAAAAGCATACTGCAAAACGATAAGGAGTGCTACCTGTGCCGCCGGATGTACAACCTACGCACCACGCGCGGCCTGGAAGAGCATCACATCCTGTTTGGACGCGGGCGGCGCGAGCTGTCCGAGCAGTACGGCCTCAAGGTCTGGCTGTGCCACAACCACCACAATGAGCCGCCCCTGGGTGTGCATTATAATCCTTGTTCCCGGCGGGTGTTGGAACGGGCGGCACAATTTGCTTTTGATAATCTCCACGGCCCCGGCAGCTTTGCCAAGGTTTTCGGAGAAGAAATTTAGGAGGATGAAAACAATGCCCCAGATCGTGAACAAAAAGAGCGTGCTGGACATGGCGATGGGCGCGATTGCCGAAATCACCGACTACGAGGTGGAGCGGGTCGTTGCGAACATTATGGACCCCAACACCAGCGCCACGGCCAAGCGCAAGATCACCATCACGCTGACGTTTGCCCCGGACGACTACCGGCAGCAGATCGGCATGGATGCCCAGGCCAAGACCGCGCTGGCCCCGATCCAGCCGGTGCGCACAAGTCTGTGCATCACCAAGGGCCGCGATGGCAGCCTGCTGCTGGCCGAAATGACGCCCCAGGTCCCCGGACAGGTGGACATGGACGGCGATGAGACACCGATGCCCGCCATGGCCCGCGTGGGCCGTGCCGGGTACTGATAGAAAGGATGAACGACATGGAAGTTAGTTTTTTAAAGGATGCCATTGACCGCGTTGTGGAGTTAGCAAAGCCCTTTACTTTGGAGACGCACGGTGGGCATCAGTTCTGCTCCGCTACTTTGCGTGAGGTCAAGCCGAATGTCGAATCACCGGAGCGGTACTCGGTGGACACGCTGGAGGCGCTGGTCAAGTTGATCCGCACCGAGGGTATCAAACACTCGCCTAAGCTGTATGTGCGCGTGGACAGCGCCCGGCGGGTCATGGTGGACACTACATACACGCACCGGGATTATGCGGAGTACAGCCGTCTGCCGCTCTATGAAGCTGTGACCGATGTGCCGAGCATTTCTATCAACCAGAGTATCAGCCAGGAGCGGGCTGTTGTCGAACTGCAAAGCCTGTACGCCGTCACCCCTGACCGCGACTATCTGTTGAGCCTGTTGAGCCGCATTGATGTCAACCAGGGCGTGTCCAGTGTGGACAACGGAATCAGCCAGGAGGTCAGCGTCCGCACTGGCGCGGTGCTGAAAGAGCAGCAGACCGTGCAGCCGATTGTCCGCCTGCAGCCCTACCGCACGTTCCTGGAGGTGGAGCAACCCGCCAGCGACTTCCTGCTGCGCCTCGACAAAGAGGGCCGCCCGGCGCTGTACGAGGCGGACGGCGGTGCCTGGAAGCTGGAAGCCAAGCGCAACATTGCTGCCTATCTGGGTGAGCAGCTGGCCGATCTGGTAGAGAGCGGTAATGTGGTGGTGATGATCTAATGCTGAACGTTGTTGCATTGCAGGGCCGCCTGGCCCGTGACCCGGAGCTGCGCCAGACGGCCACCGGCAAGAGCGTGGCCACCTTTACGCTGGCCTGTGACCGCGGGCGTAAGGATGCCAGCGGCAGGAGCCTGACAGACTGGGTGCCCGTCATCGCATGGGAGCAGCGCGCCGATTTTGCCTATAAGTGGCTCACTAAGGGCCAGATGGTTACGGTAGACGGGCGGATCCAGAGCCGCACCTACCAGGCCAAAGACGGCACAAACCGCACGGTGCTGGAGGTAGTTGCCAACAATATCAATTTCTGTGGCAGCAAGGCCGACAACCCCGGCCAGACCTCCACCGCCCCGGCGGGTCAGCCTAACGTCGGCGCACCGGCACCGGCCTATAACCAGGGACCCGGCGACGACTTTGCGCTGATCGAGGATGAGGGCGACCTGCCGTTTTAACCATTAAAAGTTGAAAAAAGACCTTGCAGGGATGCGCTAAAAAAGAGCGCGGCGCACCCCTGTATTAAGGTCGGCCATTTTTAGGAGCGTGCTAATGGAAAACCCCGGATTTTATGCTATTCTGCCCGCATCTGTGCGGTACGATAACCGGCTGAAAGCGGCTGAAAAGATTTTTTATGCCGAAATTACGGCTTTGTCCGACCAAAGCGGCTACTGTTATGCCGGGAACAGTTACTTTTGCCAGCTGTACGATACGACCGACCGCACAGTGCAGCGCTGGGTCAAACACCTGCAAGAACTTGGCTATGTGGCCGTGACCTACACCAGAGAGGGCACCACAAACCAGCGCCGCATTTCTCCCCTGTCTGGCAGTGTGCCGGATGTGTGTGCAGAAAACCGCCCCGACAAAAATGTCGGCGAGCGACACACCGTGTCGGCAGGCGACAAAAATGTCGTACCCACCCCGACAAAAATGTCGCCTACTCCCCGACAAAAATGTCGGGGAGAACAATACAAGAATAACAATACAAGTAATAACAATATACGGGCGCGCGAGAGTGCTGCGGACATTTTTGCGGATGCTTTCCCCGGCAATGAACAGCTGACCAAGGCCCTGATCGCTTTTGCAGAATCCCGGGCTGCTGGCAAGCATCCCCTGACCATGAATGCCGCCAAGCTTGCCTGCAACAAGCTCAAGCAGCTGGCCGATGAGGCCCATGTCCGAGACCGCAGCGGCTACATGGTAGCTGTTCTGGAGCAGAGCATCCTGCGCGGATGGGAGGGGCTTTTCCCCTTGAAAGATGATTTTGTGGATAAGGCTCCGGTCCAGCGCCCCGCCAACACGGCAGACCGGCCGCGGGAAATCGGGCCGGATACCGACATCACCGAATTTTTGTGAGGCTGAACGATGCAACAAGCAACCATGACCCGCCAGCAGACAACTCAACGCGCGTTTTTGGGCGCGGCGCTGATGGATCCGGACGGCGCGCGGGATTACGTCACCAGGATGGTCCCGGCCATGTTTGAAGACGGCGTTTGTCACGACATTTTCACCGCAATCCAGCAGTTGATCTACAGCGGTAGCCCCGTGGATGTCATCACGGTCATCAACACAGCGGCCAACGGGCACCCGGCGGATGATGTGAAAGTTGCCGTAATGCAGATGGCCGAGACCTGCCCCAGCGTCTCCAACATCGGCAGCTATGCGGCGCAGATTCTTGAAGATCACCGCTACCGGCTGTTGACCGGCGACCTGATGAAGTGCCTGGCCAAGGATGCGATGGACAGCGACAGTATCTGCCGCCAGCTGCGCCGCACCCTGGCGATGCAGGACGCCATCCGCAGCACCCAGGCGGACAGCACGGCCCGGGACTTCGACGCGGTGCTTGATGCTACACTGGCCCGGCTGAAAGAACCAGACGACAGCCTAAAGCTGGGCTGGCCCGAGCTGGACCGCTTCGGCGTTTTTGGACGCCAGCGCGTGTGCGTTGTAGCCGGGCGGCCCGGCTGCGGTAAAACGGATTTTTCGCTCAACCTTGCATCACGGCTGTCCAAAAAATACAGGGTCTACTACCTGACCCTGGAAGAAGCCGCCGAAGCCTTGATGGACCGCATCTTGTCCAAAGTGGCGCGGATTGATTCCAGCAAACTGACCAACAAAACACTGGACCCGCACGAATGGGAGATCATCGACAATGCTGCGGCCCGGCTGCGGCAGCACCACAACATGATGATTGATTCTGACAGCAACCTGACAATCGACGGCCTGGAAGCCAAACTGATGCAATACAAGCCGGATGTTGCCTTTATTGACCACATCGGTCTGCTAAGCCCTACTGACCCCCGGCAGACCGAGTATCAGCGCATCAGCGAGATCACTCGGCGGCTGAAAGTGGCTGCCATGAAGATGGGCATTGTCATCGTGGAGCTATGCCAGATCAACCGCTCCGGTGTGAAAGGCAACGAGGGCCGGTTCTGCAACCTGGAGGATCTGCGCGGATCCGGCACGATCGAACAGGACGCCAACAGCGCCATTTTTGTGGAGAACAAACGTCCAGAGGACAGCCAGGAACTGCGCGGCGAAAATATGTACAAAGACACCGCTATCATGTACGCGAAAAACCGCGAGGGTCCGACCGGCGTTGTATCTATGAGATGGCAGCCCCAATACCATCAATGGCAGCCTGCCCCGAAAGAAGATTTTGAAGAGATGGGCGAGCAGATGCCCTGGCCCCAATAAAATAACCCGCCCCGGCGGGATAGGAGGATCACTATGATAAGCATTGCAATTATTAACTTAAAAGGCGGCGTCGGGAAAAGCGTCACCACCTGCAACCTGGCCGCTGAGCTGGCCGCGCTGAGCAAGTCCGTGCTGGTAGTTGACCTGGACAAGCAGGGCAACACAAGCAAGTTTTTCGGTGTGCTGGATTATGACCGGCCCAGCGTGGCAGAGGTCATGATGGGCGAGTGCCGGGTTTGGGATGCCGTTGTCGAAGATACCGGCGTGATCGGGGTGCATCTGCTGCCATGCGATATGCGGATGCTGAAAGCAAACCGTGGCATTCTGATGGACACCACCGAGCCGCAGCAGTTCCGGCTGCGGGATGCGCTGGATGAAGTTGCTGTGAATGATGGGCTATATGACTACTGCATCATGGACTGCCCGCCTGATCTGGACATGGGCAGCATCAACGCACTGTGTGCTGCGGACTGGGTCATTATTCCGGTCGACTGTGATGAGTGGGCCTGTGACGGCATGCGCGAGATCGTTGATCAGATCGAGCGGGTGCAGATGTACTACAACCCGCATCTCAAAATCATGGGCGCACTGATGACGAAATACCGCCGCACCCGATATGCGGCAGAGGTCGTCCACCAGTTGAACGACGCGGGCGTTGAAATGCTGGGCACCGTCATCCGCTACACGATCAAGGTCAGCGAGGCCAAAAGTGCCCACAAGCCGCTGCGCGCGTATCGTCCGGATTGTTCGGCAGCAACGGATTACGGATGCCTGGCCGATGAGGTCGAGGAAATCGTGTCCAGAATGGACACAAAGGAGGGCTAAGCCATGAGCAAGGGATTTTCTATCAACGACATCCTCGGAAACGGTGCAAAACCTGCCGCCCCGGCGGGGCAGAAAATGCAGGTCGTCATGCTGCCGGCGGCAGACATTGAACCGAACCCGGAAAATAGCATCTACGAGATCGGTGACGTTTCGATGCTGAAGGCCGACATTGCCGAGCGTGGCCTGCGCAGCCCGCTGGAAGTCCTGCCCGCCCAGGGCGGCAAGTACATGCTGCTGGCCGGGCACCGGCGCTGGACTGCCTGCCGTGCCTTGACAGCTGAGGGCGTGACCGGGTTTGAGGTTTTGCCCTGTGTTATCCACCAAAGCCAGGGTGCGGATGACGACTTGATCGCGCTGATCACCTCCAACGCCACGGCGCGCGAGCTGACTGATGGCGAACGCCTCCGGCAGTATATTGCCCTTAAGCAGGCCCTTGAACGTAAAAAGGCCGCGGGCGGTCTGGATGGCCGCGTCCGTGATGAGATGAGCCGCATCACCGGCGACGGCACCGGGACGCTGGGGCGCTTGAATGCGATTGCCAGCAAGTGTGTGCCGGAGGTCATTGCCATGGTGGAGCGCGGCGAAATTACCATGACGCGGGCTTATGAGTGCAGCAAGCTGTACAAGGTGCAGCAGGTGACATTCGCGAAAAACAGCTATGCGCCCCTGCCGGAGGTAAGCAACGATGCGCAGAAAGCCGCGATTCTGTACATTGTGGATGAGGGTGTGGCCGATCAGCTGAGGGGGCTGGATTACGTCCAGAGTTGTGAGTGGAATTATGCAGACGGGGGCAAACTTGATGCCCAGAAAATGCAGCCCGTGACGCTGGACATGACTGATAATGTCGCCAATGCTATCCTGCGCATTGCCCCGGCGGGCCGGACATCTTTCACCGTTGAACAGTTGGACCCGGCGGATCAGAATGAAGTCATCGCCAAGAGCTGCATCTATTCGTCCCGACTGTACCGCACTGCGCGCAGCCGCTATATTGATAAAAAAGCACTTGAAAAATATAAAGCCGAGGAGAAAGAGAAAAAGAACGCCGAAAAGGTCCGGCATGACGCCGCCGAGAAATGGCTTGCACTTGCCCGGCAAGAGCTGGCCGACTTCGACAACTGGAAGCTGACGGCCCGCCACAAGGATCTAGGGCTGACGATCCGTGAGCGCAAAATGTTCGACGGCGGGCGGCTCATTATCGCGGTGGATGATACGGGACGCTATGACAGCCCGGTGAATGGGTTCCCGTATCGTGAGTGCTTTTCTGTCCGCCTCGGCCCGGATGGTGAGCGTGTCGGCCGTGACGGTGAACGGATCGCCCTTGACTGGAATAAGCGTTGGTACAGCACCGGCGCGGGCATTGAGGGCTACATTGCCGACGACATCAAGCGGGCCGCGCGGGGTAAATGATGGCTACAATTGCAAATTTCATCCTTGAGGTCATCGGCGGTGCAGTGCTGGCCGGGCTGTTTGTGGTGTTTTATGCCCTGGGTGTTTCGGTGGGCAGAGAGGCATCACAGAACAAGTTGCAAGACGATGACACGTCAATGGAGCACAGACATGGAGGCGAGGATCCTTGACCTATGATGAAATGACCGCATGGCTGAACCGCTACCGCAACGCCCGGCAGATAGAGCCACGCTTGAGAGAACAATTGCGGGAAGATGAACGCCGTGCCGCCTATGTTGATATCTTGCGCAAGGCCAGCCCCGGCGGGGCCGATGACCTTGATGCCGTATTGGTCAGCATCAACACGCGTCGGCAAAACCTGGCCGCACAGTTGATGAATGGCGAGGCCGTAAAAGTTGAGATTGATGGAGCAATTAGCGATCTTGATGATGCTTTAGAGCGCGAAGTGCTACAGCTGCGCTACTTGGGCGGCAAGACCAACCGCCAGATTGCGGACAGGATGCGTGTGACCGAACGGTATGTGCGCAAGCTGCACCGTCGCGCCGTTTTGAAATTGTCAAGAGTTTTTTAAAATTAGTTCCGCTTAGTTCCGCCCCAGTGTGGTAGGCTGATGGTGTCGGGTAGGTTGGGGCTTGATACTCGACGGCTTGCTTGTTCAGATATCCTCCTGAACGATAGTCGCCCCATATCGGGGCGGCTATTTTTTATCCAGGTTGCAGGGTTGCGGGCGCCCTCACGCCCGGCGGTTCGATTCCGCCAGACTGGGCATGTTATGTCTCCTTATTGACAGCCGGGAAAGACCGGCACTTTGCCGTATAGCTTCCCGCTGGTCTTTAGGCAATTCCCCAACGGGATGAGCGCTGCGTCCTAAGCAATGCGCGGTACAGGTGCAAGGCCTGTGTACGGCTCCATTGCGCCGCTGCTGGCGCTGTAATAAATAAGCAGCTGACGGATGGCAATAGACCATCATGCCCAGCGGGCGGGAGAGGCTCACCTGCATTGAGACAAAGAAACTCCGTCTCGCGCCGCTGGGCATCTATTGTATTTTATTCTGCCCCGGCGGGGCAATGTGTCCATATTGGACACGCGGAATATTTCAACCACCGGGGGTGCCTATGGAGAAACGACCGACCGGCAATCCCCGGTATGCCAACGGGGCCCTGCGCCGCAAGTACCGCGCCAGGCTGCGGGCCATGGGCGGACCGTGCGGCATCTGCCATGGCAGGCTGGGGCCGATTCATTACGATGAACCGTCCGATGCCGCGCATCCGCTGTCCTTTGTGATTGATGAGATCAAACCTGTGTCGAAGTGGCGGCAGTTCGGGTATGCTTCGCCCCGCGCTGCGGCCGAGGATTGGGGCAACTTGCAGCCTGCACATTACTTTTGCAATGCGCAAAAAGGCAACAAAACAGGCGTTTTCGTGGCAGATTCGGGGCAAAAAATCACGAAATCACCCAAAATCAGCGACGGAAATTGGTAGGTGGGGAGGGTCCCCCGGCCCCCGCGGCGGCGACCTCGCCCCGTCCAGCGCCGATTTACACACAGGGAGTTTTTGAATGAAGATGAAGAGCGTGACGGCCCGGAACGACCGGCTTTTGCAGTTGAAGGAACTCGCAAAAGTGCTGGCGGGCAGTATCGACAGCTGCAACGACCCCAAGGCGCTGCCGCCGCTGGCCAAACAGTACCGGGAGACCATCCGGGAAATTGAAGAAATCGAGGGAGCAAATAACCATGGCGACGAAGTCAGCGACATCCTTGGCGAGCGCGCCGCTGATGGGAAGCCAGGAGCCGTCCGAAAGGATCGCGCCTGAGTACCAGCGGTCGGACGGGCTGGACGCTGCCAAGCTGGTGCGGGTAGGCGGCACTGTGCTGGACCCCTGGCAGGGTGACGTACTGGACGACTGGATGGGGTTTACCCCGGCGGGCAAGTGGGCCGCGCCCACGGCAGGCGGCAGCGTACCGCGCCAGAACGGCAAAAGCCTGCTGATCCAGGCGCGGAGCGAGGCCGGGATGCTGATGTACAACGAACAGGTCATCTACACCGCCCATCTGCAGAAAACCGCCACCGAGACTTTTGAGGAAATGCGGGACTTTTTCGAGGGGCCGAAACTGCGGCGCTATGTGGCCGAGATCAAGACGGCCATCGGGCGCGAGCAGATCATCCTGAAGTCCGGCGCGCGCATCAAGTTTCTGGCCCGTACCCGCAACGGCGGCCGCGGCCAGCATGGTGACCTGCTGATCTTTGACGAGGCCCAGGAACTGGACGCGAACCAGCAGGCATCCTTTCTGCCGGCCATCTCGGCCAGCCTGAACCCGCAGACGCTGTACCTGGGCACCCCGCCCGATGAGACCGCCGTGGGTACGGTGTTCCGGGGCATCCGCAGCAAGGCGCTGGAAGGCGAGAGCCGCAAGACCGCCTGGTTTGAGTTTTCTGTACCCGAAATTGGGGACGTACACGACAAGCGCCGCTGGGCGGCGACTAACCCGGCACTGGGGCGGCGCATCCAGCTGACCACCATTGAGGGCGAGGTGGAACAGATGGACCCCGACACCTTCGCCCGGGAGCGCTTGGGCTGGTGGAGCCCGGTAACAGCTGAACAGCTGGACTACGCCCTGAACAAAGCCGCCTGGGAGCAGTGCGGCAGCGACGAGATGAAGCCCGAGGGCAAGACTGCCTACGGGGTGAAGTTTGCGCCGGATGGCTCCGCCGTCTGCCTGTGTGGTGCGGTCATCCCGAAAGAGGGACCTGCCCGCGTCTCGCTGATTGAGATGCGGCCCGCGGGGCAGGGGCTGGGCTGGCTGGCCGATTGGCTGAATGTCCGCTACGACCGCGCCAGCTGTGTGGTCATTGACGGCCGCAACGGCGTGGACGTGCTGGTGGAGCGCATCCGCCCCATCTGGAAAGCGAAAAATTCCGTCATCCGCCCCGGCACGAAAGATGTGATCGCGGCGGTGGGCGGTTTTACCAACAGCGTGAACGAGCACAGCCTGACCTGGTATCGCCCCCAGACGGTGCTGAACGAGAGCGCGGTGACCGCCATCAAGCGGCCCATCGGCGGCGGGTACGGCTTTGGCGGCGACAACAGCCTGCCGGTGGAAGCCTGTGCCCTGGCCCTTTGGGGCGCAAAAACCTGCAAACGAGACCCGACACGCAAGATGCGCATCGGCTAAAAGGAGCAAAGATGACCGACCTGCATTTTGGCATCATCACAGGGCTGACCCTGGAGGAAAACCGGCAGCTGGCAACGCTGGCCGAGGTGTTCAACTACCACCAGCCCTACAATGAGACCAAAGACAAATACTACGAGGGGCACATCACCCTGAACGATGTAAACATCGGCATTGCGCTGCCCGGCGGCATCAAAAAGCTGGAGGTCGGCTGCAACTGGGGCCAGAAAACCGTGGATGTGCTGGCTGCGCGCAGCATGTTTGACGGTTTTGTAGGCAAAAACACCGAAGCCCTGACCCAGATGGTAGCCAACAACCGGTTGATTGCCGAGTACAGCAAGGCCTGCCGGGATGAGCTGAAATATGGCTGTGTGTTTGCCTCACTCTCCGCCGATGATGCCATAGGCTGCCGGGTCCGTTTCCACAGCCCCGTCACAGCGGCGGCTTTGTGGAGCGGCGAAAAAGGGCGCATCGACTGCGGGCTTGCCATCATTGACACCGTGCCGGATGAGCAGTTCAAAGGGCGCTGGTTGCCCCGCCTTGTCAACTTTTACACCGATGAGGCGGTCATCGTGCTGGAAATGGTGCAGAACCAGTGGCGAGCCACACGCCACCGGCACCGTATGGGCCGCCCTCTGATGGAGCCGCTGATCTGGAACGCCACCAGCGACAAACCCTTTGGCCGCTCCCGGCTGAAAAAGGCCATCCGCGCACTGATCGATGATTATGTCCGCATTGTTGCGAACGCCACCGTGGCGCTGGAGTTCGACACCACGCCCCAGAAATATCTGCTGGGCGTGACCGATGAGCAGTACGATACCATCATGAACGACAAGTTCAAAACCTATGTGGGCAGCCTGCTGACCGCTACCAGCAACCCAGAGACCGGAGAAAACCCGCTGTTTGGCCAGCTGGCCCAGGGCAGCCTGGCACCCCATGTGGAAAAAATGCGGATGACCGCCACCCAGTTTGCCGCCGCCACCGGCCTGACCGTGACCGATGTGGGCGTGATCAATGATGCCAACCCCACCAGCAGTGATGCGATTCTGGCCCAGAGCCAGACCCTGGTGCTGATGGCCCAGCAGTTGAACACCGGCAACGGCGATGCGCTGCGCACCATTGCCCGAATGGCCCAGGCCATTGCCCGCAGCGTGACGCTGGATGAACTGACCGAGGAGGAGCGGGACGTTATGGCCCACTTCAAGAACCCCGCCATGCCCAGCGTAGCCGTGACCGCGGACGCTGCCATCAAGATTGCCACGGCACGGCAGGAGTTTGCCAGCACCGATACCTTTTTGGAGATGATCGGTTTTGACCAGGCGGACATTTTGCGCATCAAGGCCCAGGAGCAGCGGGTGCGGGGGCAGCAGGTTTTGTTAGAGGTCGAAGATGAAGCTGACGGCACAAACGTGGAGTGAGTATGTGGCCCGCCTGGCCCGGCTGAACCAGAGTGCCGGGCAGCTGATGGCTGACTACATAGCCGCCCACGGCACCGGGGACACTGATACATTGATCGCCTACGCCCACGCGCTGGTGACAAAGTACGGCGAGGGCAGCGCCGAACTGGCCTGCCAGATGTACGATGCCCTGGCCGCTGCGGCCCGGGCGGGGGTGCCTGCCGCCGAGCCTGCCGAACCGGCCAGCTACGGCGAGATAGCCAGGATGGTGCAGGCCACCAAGGCCAGCCCGCCCCAGATGCAGCGCGGGGTCAGCCGCCTGGTCAAACGCGCCGGAGCCGACACGACCTTAAAAAACGCCCTGCGGGACGGGGCCGAGTTTGCCTGGGTGCCCCAGGGTGACACCTGCGCCTTTTGCCTGACGCTGGCAAGCCGCGGCTGGCAGAAAGCCAGCCAGGCAGCCATCAAGGGCGGGCACGCCGAGCATATCCACGCCAACTGCGACTGCGAGTACGCGATACGGTTTGACGGTGCCAGCACGGTGGCCGGGTATGACCCGGAGAAGTACCTGAAACAGTACCGGGACGCTGGCAGCGATGTGAACGCTCTGCGCCGGGTGAACTACGCCAGGAACCGCGAGCGCATCAACGCCCAGAAACGGGCGGCGTATGCGGCGAGGAAAGCCCTTGAAGCCGAAACTTTCCCCACTTCCGGCGGAATGTTGGATGTGTTGGAAGAATACCAGCGCAATGCCAAACCCGGTGCAGGCACTTTGACCTACGGCGAGGGCTACCGTATTTCCCACCATGCCGAGGAAATAAAAACAGCACAATGGCTGCACGAAAACCTCGGCGGCGACATTGTGCTACTGGCTGAAGATGGCGGGCTTTATGAAAAGACTCCAGATTTTTTGTGGCGTGGCAAGGGATGGGAATTAAAAACTACCACAACCGAAAAATCTGCCGATAGTGCACTGCGAAACGCATTAAAACAAATACTTGAAAATCCTGGCGGCGTAATTTTGGACTATGGCGACAATGAAGTCTCTATTCAGGACATAGGAAAAATTGTGATACGCCGTTTGGAACGGCAAGAAAAATGTACAGCAGATATTTTAATCCTAAATCATGGAAAGATTGTCAGAGCGATTCGATACAAAAAATGAGGCTTTACCACCCCCACCAGAACGGGCGGAGGGGAGCCTCACCTATATTATATTCAAACATCATAGAAAAGTCAATAAAATCAGTAAGGAGTCTAACATGAAAAAAATCTTTTCCACAGTTTTTTCTGTTCTGATTGCCACAATGCTGCTATGCGGATGTTCGGAAGCTGATAAAGCCAACTACAACATTGCTAAGCAGGCCGATTACTTTGAAAGCGAGCGTAAGATCACCGTCTACAATGCCCGCACCGACACGATTGTCATGGAAGCCGAGGGCTACATGTCTATCAGCAACAATGACAACGATGAGCTGGTCTGTACCGTAAAAATCGGGCCTGACCAGTACAAAGTCAACTACATCTACCTGAATGAGTACACGATGTATGTCGTAGAAGATATTACCGGCACGCATACCGACCCATACCACTACAAACTGTATTTCCACGCGGACATACTGCCCAGCGTGGAAGTCAAGCCGTAATCTGGAGAATTTCTGTGCGCATGATTTTTATGGTTGTAGGCTGCCTTGCCGTGATGGCTGTTGCAACCATATTGATTGTAACAGCCATCCTATCTATTTTACTACTTATAGATTTTATCCGTAATTATTGGTAGGCACGATATAACAGCAGCGCTTCGGCGCTGCATTTATGTCTAACCTGGCCGCATGAGGCCGGGGCGGGCGTTTTTTATACCCAAAATTGCCCGGCATGGCGTAAAACTGCACAGCCAAGGCGGATGCGACCCGCGTAAACAAAGCGCAGGCGGAAAGGAACCCTTATGAAACGCGAAGAAGTCAAGAACAAGATCCCCGGCATTACCGATGAACAGCTGGATTGGCTAATGGGCGAAAACGGCAGGGACGTCACCGCCGAAAAGACCAAGGCCGCCAGCCTGCAAGGCCAGGTGGATGACCTGACCAAGCAGCTGAACACCGCCAAAGACGGCCTGAAAGCCTTTGAGGGGGTGGACGTGGCTGATCTGAAGGGCCAGATCACCAAGCTGCAGGGCCAGCTGACCGACCAGGCCGACAGCTTTGCCTTTGATGCCGCCCTGGACGGTGCCATCCGCGATGCACGCGGCCGCGATGTAAAGGCCATCCGCGGGATGCTGGATGTGGCGGCGCTGAAAGCCAGCAAGGACCGCACCAGCGACATCAAGACCGCGCTGGATGCCCTGGTGAAAGACAAGGCCTGGGCCTTTGATGCCGCCCCCGGCGGCTACCCCAACGTGAAAGACGGCGGCGAGGCCGCCGCCCGCGGCAAGGGCGGCATGGTGGACGGCGTGGAGGCTGCTTTCGCGTCGATGAATCCGAACTTGAAAGTGTAAGTTTTACAGAAAGGAGCCAATTATGGCACATGCAAATCAGGAACGCTGGAGCAAGCTGGTGGACGCTAAGCTGCGCAATCAGCTTGTGACCCGTGACAACTACATCTTTAACAACCGCTACGAGGGCGACCCCAAGGCGGGCAAGGTCAAGATCCCGGTGCGTGATACCGAGGTCTCTGTCAAGGACTACAACAAGGCCACCGGCATCGACCCCGAGGCCGGTACCACTACCTACCTGGAGCTGAACATCGACCAGGACGAGGCCGTGAACGAGCTGATCGACGGCTTTGATGCCGCCAGTGTGCCCGATGGCATTGTGGCCGACCGCCTGGACAGCGCCGGTTACAGCCTGGGCCTGTCCATCGACAAGAAGTCCATCGAGGCTTTGCAGGCCGCCAGCGGCGCCACCATCAGCGCCACCAAGACCGCCGCTACCGAGGCCAACGCCTACAAGCTGGCGCTGGAGGCCAAGCGCGTGCTGAGCCGCAAGGGCGTACCCGCCGATGGCCGCTTTATGATCGTCTCGCCCGAGTACCTGGAAGTGCTGATGCTGGATGAGCATTTCATCAAGCGCGGCGACCTGTCTCAGGAGATGGTGCAGGCGGGCGTGGCCGGTAAGATCGCGGGCTTCAACGTGTTTGAATCCAACAACATGGATTACGAGAACACCACCCGCGTGGCCAGCAAGAAGACCACCACCGAGTTCATCTGCGGTCACCCGAACTGGTGCCACCGCGTGATGGAGTGGCAGGTTCCCGTCCACCTGCAGGATCTGGCCGGCAGCGGCAAGTACATCGGTGCAAGCGCCGTGCAGGGCCGCAAGGTCTACGGCGTCAAGGTCTCCAAGCCGCAGACCCTGTACATCAAGCGCACCGAGGCCTGATAAGGAGGGCACCCCATGGGATACGCCATTGTGGAGGAAGTTGAGGTCGGGTTCCGCACACTGACCCAGGAGGAACGGGAGCGGACGGCCGCCCTGCTGGAGGAAGCTGCCCTGGTGATCGATGCCTACGGCAAGGATGCTGACCCTGATGTAAAGCGGCTGGTATCCTGCCGGATGGTGCGCCGCCTGCTGGGTGACGGCACCGGCGGCGAGACCCCGCTGTACCCCATGGGCGCTACCCAAGGCAGTGCCACAGCGCTGGGCTATACCCAAAGCTGGACCATGGGCAGCAGCGGCAGCGCCGGGGAGCTGTACCTCTCTAAGCTGGAAAAAAAGCTGCTGGGTGCGGGCAACCGCATCGGCGCGGCCAGCCCGGTGGAGGGGCTTTGCGATGCTGCGGGGGATTGATGTGGTGCTGTACGAGAAGCACCAGACCGGCGAGGATGCTTTCCATGCGCCGGTGTATGAAGAAACACCCGTGACCGTGCACAATGTGCTGGTTGGTGCCCCGGACACCGCTGCCATCGTGAACGAACTGACCCTGACTGGCAGGCGGCTGGCCTACACGCTGGCCCTGCCAAAGGGGGATAGCCATGATTGGCACAACGTGACCGTAGAGTTTTTCGGGCAGAAGTTCCGCACCTACGGGGATGTGGTACAAGGCATGGAAAGCCTGGTACCGCTGGCATGGAACAAACAGGTAAAGGTGGAGCGGTATGACTAAGGTAAAAATCAAGCTGAACAGCGCCGGGGTGCGACGGCTTTTGAAAAGCAAGGAGATGCAGGCCATCTGCACCGAGCATGCCGAGGAGATCGCCGCCCGCTGCGGTGCAGGCTACGCTGTGGACAGCATGCAGAAAGAGACCCGCGCCATTGCCACCGTGTATCCCCAGACTGCTGAGGCCCGCCGCGACAACTACCGCAACAACACCATAGAAAAGGCTTTGCGATGATCGAAACGACTGTTTTGGATTATCTGCGCGACCGGCTGGGTGTTCCTGTGACGATGGAAGTGCCGGAGGGAGCCTCCGGCACTTTTGTCGTATTGGAGAAAACCGGCAGCAGCAGGCAGAATTACATCCGCCGCGCCACTTTGGCCGTACAGAGTTATGCGCCAACGTTGTTATTGGCGGCACAATTGGACGACCGCGTGATCGAGGCCATGCTGGCCCTGCCGAAACTGGACCGTGTGGCCGCCTGCCGCCTGGAGCGCAATTACAATTTTACCGATACCGAAACCAAAAAATACCGCTACCAGGCGGTGTTTGCGGTGACTTATTACGAATAACCGCGTGTCCACACTGGACACGGGAAAGGAGCCAGTTATGGCTGATGCAAAAAACGTAACCACCAGTAAGCCCAAGATTGGCGGCGCGGTGTACCGTGCGCCTTTGGACACTACGCTGCCCACCGATGCCACCACCGCTTTGAATGAAGCATTTGTGTGCCTGGGCTATATCAGCGAGGACGGCCTGACCAACGCGAACAGCCCGGACGGTGACAAGATCAAGGCCTGGGGCGGCGATACCGTGCATACCTACCAGAAAGAAAAGTCGGACACCTTCCAGTTCAAGCTGCTGGAAGCGCTGAACCCTGACGTGCTGAAAACCGTATACGGCGATGACAACGTGACCGGCACCCTCAAGGACGGGCTGACCGTTAAGGCCAACAGCAGCGCTGCCGAGGACAAGGCCTGGGTGGTGGAGCTGATCCTGAACGGCGTGCTGAAGCGCGTGGTCGTGCCCAAGGCCAAGATCACCGAGATGGACGACATCGTCTACGCCGATGAGGAAGCGCTGGGGTATGACATTACCATCACCGCCACGCCGGACACGGACGGCAACACCCACTACGAGTACATCAAGGAGAAAACGGCATGATCACCGGTAAGACGAAAAGCGGCTTTGTTTACGCCATCCCGGAAAAGCGCATCCATAACATGGAACTGCTGGACGCGCTGGTGGAAGTTGAGCGTGGCAGCGATGCCGGTTTGAGCGATGCGCTGAACCTGCTGCTGGGCAAAGACCTGAAGAAAAAGCTGTACGACCTCCACCGTGATGAGGACGGCATTGTCGATGGCGAGGCTGTTTCCAACGACTTTGTGCAGATCCTGCTGGATTACAAAGCGGGAAAAAACTCCTGACCCTGGCCCGGATGGCAGCGCTGGCCCCGGACGAGCTGGTGTGCGACATGGCGGAAACCTACCATGTACTGGACTGGCGCACCCTGGGGCTGCCGCTGGCGGCCACCCTGGCCGGGGGCCTGCGGGAGACAAGCCGCACCTGCATGGCGCTGAACCATGCCCCGATAACGACCGACACGCTGCTGCTGTGCGCGATGGCTGACAGTTTGCAGCTGCTGGTGTGGAGCAAGACCAAAGACGCCCAGCATGGCCGCAACCGCCCTGCCCCAGTGCTGGATACCCTGTTGGGCACGGCCCGCCGCCGCAAGGTGACCGGCTTTGCCACGGCTGCCGAGTTTGAAGCGGCCAAAGCAGAAATTTTGAAGGGAGGCTGATGCCATGGCAAGCAAAACCGAACTGGCGAAAGCCTATGTTGAGATCATCCCCTCGGCCACCGGCATCGGCGGCAAGATCAGTGAAGCGCTGGGCGGGGAAGTAACCGCTGCGGGTGCTACTGCCGGGCAGAGCCTGGGCAAGAGCCTGATCGGCGCAGTGGGCAAGATCCTTGCGGCGGCGGGCATCGGCAAGATGCTGCAGGCCGCCTTTACCGAGGGCAGCGCCTTTGAGACGGAGGTTGCCAAGGTGGGAACCATTGCCGATACCACCAAAGTGCCCATTGGGGAGCTGAAAGAGCAGATCACTGACCTTTCCGGCACGATGGGCATTGCGGCGGGCGATCTGGCCGAGGCGACCTATCAGGCCATCAGCGCCGGGCAGGACACAGGGGATTCCGTGGCCTTTGCCGGGCAGGCGGCTAAGCTGGCCGCTGCGGGCTTTACCAGCAGTTCCTCGGCGGTCGACATCCTGACCACGGCGTTGAACGCCTACGGCCTGGGTGCCGACAAAGCGACCCATGTTTCGGACGTGCTGCTGACCACCCAGAACCTGGGCAAAACCAGCGTAGACGAACTTTCGGCCAGCATGGGCCGGGTCATCCCGCTGGCGGCAGCCTACAAGGTGAACGTGGAAAACCTGTCCAGCGGCCTGGCCATTATGACGGCCAACGGTATTGCTACCGCCGAGGCCACCACCTATACCAAGTCCATGCTGAACGAGCTGGGCGACACCGGCTCGACCGTGGGCAAGATCCTGCAAAAAGAGACCGGCCAGAGCTTTGCTGAACTGATGGACAGCGGCCAGAGCCTGGGTGATGTGCTGCAGGTGCTGTACGACAGCGTGGGCGGCGATGCCACCCAGTTTGCGGCGCTGTGGGCCAGTGTGGAAGCCGGTACGGGTGCGCTTTCGCTGGCAAACTCCGGCGCGGAGAAGTTCAACGATGTGCTGGCCCAGATGGAGAACAGCAGCGGTGCGACCGAGACGGCTTACACCACGATGACCGACACGATGGCCCACCGGATGGAGAGCCTGAAAACCAACGCTGCCAACCTGGGCATTGCGCTGTTTGATTCGGTCAGCGGCAAGCTGGGCGCAGCGGTCGACCTGGCCAGCGGCTACCTGCAGACCTTGCAGGAGGGCTTTACCAGCGGCGGCTTTGCCGGTCTGGCCGAGGGGCTGGGCAGCGTTTTTACCGACCTGACCACCAACGTAGGGCCGCAGCTGCTGCAAAGCGGCATCGACCTGATGACCCAGCTGGGGCAAGGAATGGTTACGGGCATCCCGCAATTGTTGGCACAGGCGCTGCCCATTGCGGCTGATCTGGCCAACAACCTGCGGGCCAATGCAGGCCAACTGGTAGACACCGGCATCCAGTTTATCTTGAACATGGCACAGGGGCTTATCAACGGCCTGCCGACCATGATCACCTACATACCGGGCATTGTGACCGATATTGCAGGCATCATCAACGACAATGCGCCCAAGCTGCTGGAAGCGGGGGTAAAGCTGATCGGTATGCTGGGCATGGGACTGATACAAGCCGTGCCTGCGCTGCTGGCGAATCTGCCGCAGATTCTGATGGCCGTTGCCAGCGTAATTACTGCCTTTAACTGGCTGGAACTGGGCGGGAATATCATCAAGTTCCTGGGTAACGGCATCCGGAACATGGGCGGGACTTTAAGCAGCTGCATCAAAAACTGCTTTGACCAGGGCCTTGCCTACATCAAGAGCCTGCCCGGCAAGGCAGCCGGATGGGCCGCTGACATGATCAACGGCTTTGTGGGGGGGATCTTTTCCTCAATGCACAAGGTTGCAGATGCCGTCAAGAATGTAGCTTCCACCATTACTGCCTACATGCACTTCAGCCGCCCCGACCTGGGTCCGCTGCGCCAGTATGAGAAGTGGATGCCTGATTTTATGGCCGGGCTTTCCCGCGGCATTACCGACAACCTGTGGATGGTCGAGGATGCGGCGGAGAGGCTTTCTGGCGCGACGGCCGAGCCGATGCAGGTAGCCGTGGCCGGTACACTGCGCAGCAACAACCGCTTTGGCAACACTGCCGATACCTGGCAGCCGGGCGGTATGACCGTAAACCTGAACAACGAGTTCCACACACACGACAGCCTGTCCGAATCGGAACTGACGCGGGAGGCGGAATCCATGGCCCAGCGTTTGAAATGGGCTATCCCGTAAGGAGGTGCGCATGGCAAGGACCGTGCCTGTATATGCTTTTCAGGCGGCGGACGGCAGCACCATCCGCTTTGCCGTGGACAGCGATCTCTGGATCACGAACCTGACCGGCGATGACGGCCTGGACGTGGAAATGACCGAGCAGCAATCCACCGGGCAGACCGGCAAGACCATCACGGGGCAATCCGTAGGCAGCCGCAGCCTGACAGTGACCGGCAGCATCCTGCGGGACCTGGATGCCAACGAGGCGCTGCTGAAGCGGCTCATCCGCCCCAAAGAGGCCGCCCGCTGGCTGAAAACCGTGGGCGATACCACCTGGTATCTGGATGTGCTGCCCGCCCATACCCCGGATGTGAGCGGCGGGGAACACCTTTTGAACTTTCAGTTTAAACTGAAAGCAGCGTACCCCTACTGGCGCACCGTGGAAACGGCAGCCACCATGCTGGGCGGCCTGGAGGGCAGCTGGTTCCCGACCCCTGTCTCGACCGCCGGCAGCTGGTACATCAGCAAATACAAAAAAGATGTGTACACTACCGTGGTGAACAGCGGCAGCACCGAGACCGAGTTTGTGCTGACCCTGACCGCTGCGGCCCGCGTGAAGAACCCGATGCTGTGGCACAACGGCAAGCGCAGCTACCTGAAACTGAACAAGGAAATGCTGCCCAGTGAATCGGCCATCATCTCCACGGTGGATGGTTCCCGTGGCTGCACCTACCGCCAGAGCGATGGTACCGAGGTGAACGGGTTCCGCTGGCTGGACTACGACAGCGACCTGTGGATGACGCTGGACCCCGGCGACAATGTGCTGCGCCTGACGGCTGACGAGGGCCGCGAAAACCTGACCGCCACAGTGACGGCTCCTAAGGGGGTGGCGGCCGGTGTCTGACGCTTTACGCCTGTATGTATACCAGAACGGGGAGCGCATGGGCATGGTGGACAGTGCCAACAGCCTGCAGTGGGCCCCAGCCTTTGCCGATGTAGGCGAGATCAAGCTGGTGTGCGGCGCTACCGCCACCAACCGCGCCATGCTGGTGCAGGGAGCCGTGCTTTACAACCCGGACACCCCCGGCCTGGCCGCGCTGATCGTAGCCACGGAACTGGACAGCGATGCCCGCAAGCTGACCGTGCGGGGCAAGTTTACCCTGCAGCGGTTCGCCCAGCGGATAGCCAAGGGCAAGACCACCGTGACCGATGCAGCCGCAGGGCTGCTGGACCTGTGCCGTGCCAACCTGCGCGAGCTGGAAGTGGCCTTGCCGGATGCCGCTGATTTTACTGTCCCCTGTGAGGCAGTGGACCTGGAATGGGTGACCTGCCTGGATGCCATGACCCAGCTGGCCGAGACCGGCGGGTTTGGCCTGCGCTGTGCCTTTGACCCGGCCACCGGCAGCGAAACGCTGGAACTTTTGCAGGGCAAGGACCGCAGCGCACCGGGGAGCGATTTGTACATGGGCTACTTTTCGACCCGGATGCAGAACCTTTCCAGCCCAACCTATACCGAGGATGCCAGCGACTACGCCAATGTGGTGCTGTGCGGCGGCGAGGAACCCAGCGAGGGGGACAGCTTTACCCGGTATTTTTGCGAGGTAGGGGACATCACAGCCATCGGCAATGCCCGGCACGAGCTGTGGGTGGACGGCAGCAGCGTAAAGCACAAATACACCGTGCAGAACGCGGACGGCAGCACCACCGAGAAAACCTACACCGAAACCGAATACCAGACCGCCGTGCAGAACTATGCCCGCGCAGCTCTGGCCAATCACCTGGGGACCCGGCAGCTGAAATGCACCGCCGCCGACAGCCAGATGATCTACGGTCAGGACTACGCCCTGGGCGATATTGTGCCGGTGCGGGTGGAGGAGATTGGCCTGGAAGCCACCGCGCGGGTGGCCAGCATCAAGATCATCTACGAAAGCACCGGGCGCAGCCTTTGCCCTGTGTTTGACAACTTTACCTTTAAAAAGGAGTGATGTGCTTTGACCGAGCTTATCTGCTGGCCGCTGGACAATAAGCAGTATACCAGCGTGGCGCTGGGCGCAGCCTATGCGGCCCGCAGCCGCGGCGTGCTGAACGCCGACAGCTTTGCCGCCAAAACCAACGGCAACAATACGGTCACTGTAGGCAAGGGCGTGGGCTGCATCCACGTGAGTGATCAGTGGGCGGCGTTCCCGTTCAGCCAGGGCGATGTAACCCTGACCTTTGAGGATGCCGACGGCGTGAATCCCCGTTGGGATGCCATTGCCCTGGTGTACGACAAAAACGCCAACACCGCAGGTCTGGAAGTGCGCAAGGGTACGGCCTCGGCCAGCCCCACGCTGCCCAGCCTGCGGCGCAGTGACGACTATGACGAGATCTTCCTGTACCGGGTGACCCGGCCCACCGGCGCTACTAAGATCAGCGCCGACAACGTGGTAGACCTGCGGCTGGATGGCAGCGTCTGCGGCCTGATGCGGGATACCATCGACGCGGTAGACACCAGCGTGATGGAAGCCGCCTTTGAAGCGTTTTTGCAGAAAATCGAAGCCGAACTGAACCAGCTGAATGCCGGAACCTCGGCCATGATGCGAGCGACCTATGACCCGCAGGGGCGGCAGACCGATATTTTTAAGGCGATCGACAAGGTCTCTAACATCTACTATGCCAGGCTTACGCTGGGCAGGTGGACGGCTTGCAGCAGCGCCGACCAGGCCAAGGGCCTGCTGTACCAGCAGACGGCTACGCTGACCTGCGCGAACAGCCATGCGCCGGTGGTGACGGCTGCCAGCGAGTTTTTGTCCGGCATCGGCTACGACAAGACCGGGGTGCCAGCTACCGATGATGTGCTGAATGAAGTGCAGGACATCATCAACGACGGCGTGACGGTCACGGCGTACAATTCAGTGCTGGTTAAGGTAAAAGAAAAGCCCACCGCCGAAATCCGGGCACGGTGGGTCATTCAAAGTTGATGGAGGTTTAGCATGAAACATTGTAAGAAATCTGCGGCATGTGCTGCGCGGGGGTACTGCTGATGGGTGTAGCACCGAGGATTCCGGGCGGAGGGGAAAGATTCCGCAAGAGTTTGATTCCTGTAATGAGTTCAAACAGCCAAAATGGCTACACAATTGCAGCAAATACCTATTACGACGAATCAAGATTTCCACTGTGGCACGCATTTGATGGCAATACAATTCTTGGCGGTTTTGGCGATACTACAAATGGTTCCACACTATATATTGGAGCATCTAACAAAGACCCAATTATTGATATTACCTTCCCGAAACGTGTCTCTGTTTCTGGGGTACTGATTTTAGCATCTACTGCAGAATTAGCTGGCGTTGGTCCTCTCAGAGACTATTTGCTTTCTTATTATGATGATAGTACTGGGGCTTACAAAACGCAAAAATTCGGGGTTATTACCGGCACATCTGGAACAAATTATGATGTTTCTGATATTTTATCTGTACGTTCTAACAAATGGCGTTTGACCATGTATCGAAAAGCGGAATTTGTTGGAGTAAACCAAATCATACTTTTCTAAAGTAAGGAACTGAACCCATGAAAATCTACGATGAACTCACCAACGAGGAGCTGACCTCTCCCGACCTGTCCGCGGGTTATCTCTACACCGCCAGGCGGGTTGCCGAGCATGTGCCGGAAAACCGGGAAGTGATGCAGGGCACTGTCACCGAGGACGACCCCAAAGGCCTTGAACACATCATCTCCGGCTACGATGTGTACGAGGACTGCCAGCTGTACCACCGCTACACCGTGGCCGAACTGGCCGAGCGGCAGCAGGCGGAGATCGAGGCGAGCACCATTGTGCTGGACGATGCGACCAAACTCTCCCTGATGTTGGCCGAGATCCCCACCGAGGCCAAGCCCACCATGCCCCCGAAGCTGGGCTACAAGTGGGTGCCGACCTACAGCGGCACGGCGGGTTTTGCGTGGGAACTGCAGGAAGACCCCAACGCCTACGGCACCCACGACCGCCCGCTGTACTGGGTGGACGGCATGACCGTCTGCACCGGCTACTACTACACCGACGGCGACAAACTGTACATGGCCCTGCAGGACGGCGCGGCCCCGGCGCTGACCGATACCGAGTGGTTCGAGGTGGTGTGATATGTATCGCGGTACGACCCCGACCTTTACCTTTACGCTGCCCATCGAGTGCGAGACCATCTCAATGCTGTCCGTTGCGTTCAAACAGGGCGGCGAACTGCTGTTTGAGCGCGGCCTGCCGGACGTGACGATGTCCGGTAATGTACTTTCCTGCACATTGACCGAGGAGGAAACGCTGCAGCTTCGCGGGGACACGGAATTGCAAATTCAGCTGCGCGTTGGCGTTGGATCTGCCCGCATGGCTTCACAGGTGTTCCGTGTGTCGGTCAGCCAGATTCTGAAAGATGGTGTGCTTACATGACGTTAGACGTACAGTTTGCCGCACCCTCCGCCTTTGTGGTGGAGTTTGGCACCGATGCCGATCTGGCCGCCGACCTGGGGCAGACCACCATTTTATCCACCGCGCCGCAGTACAAGGGCGAGACCACCGTGACCCCGCGCACCTACGAGGAGACCCGCCTGGAAACCAAAGACAAGCTGATGCCGGACGATGTGACCGTGCGAAAGATTCCCCGGTACGAGGTCTCCAACGATTGCGGCGGCGTGACCCTGATTATGGGAGATGAGTATTTCAATGGCTAACCAATATGTAAATAAGGTCATCATCGGCAAGGAGGTCAAACTCGACCTGACCGCCGACAGCGTGACCCCGGACAAACTGTCCAAGGGCATTACCGCCCACGATAAGACCGGCGCACCCATCACCGGCACCAACACCAAGGACGTGGATTCCACGGATGCTACGGTTGCTGTGGCCGAGATGCTGGAGGGCAAGACCGCCTACGCCCGCGGTGCCAAGCTGACCGGCACGATGCCCAACAACGGGGCCGTAGCCGGGAAAATCACCCAAAAGGACGGCAAGTACACCATCCCCATGGGCTTCCACGATGGCAGCGGCAGCGCCGCCATCGATGAGACCGAGCAGGCCAAGCTGGTGCCTGCCAACATCCGCGAGGGTGTCACCATCCTGGGCGTGGAGGGTTCCATGTCCTCCTCCGAGGGCATGAAGCCCCAGGCCAAGAACGTGACCCCGACCTTTGAGCAGCAGACCGTGCTGCCGGACAGCGACTACAACTGCCTGTCGCAAGTCACGGTGGCGGCCATCCCGACCAACTACGTGGACAACGCCGCCGGCGGCCAGACCATGACGGTGGGAGGCTAACCATGGCGGTGAACAAGGTGGTGCTGGGCAGTGAGACCCTGCTGGATCTGACCGGGGACACCGTGACCAAGGGCACCCTGCTGGCCGGGCGGAGCGCCCACAATGCGGCCGGGGAACAGATCGAGGGCGAATATACGCCCCCGGATGTGTTCACCGGGGCCAGCACCGAGGCCGCGGGCACATCCGGCCTGGTACCGCCACCCGCTGCCGGGGACGAAAAGAAGTACCTGTGCGGCGATGGCAGCTGGGCCACGCCAGAAGCGCAGACGACAATTAAAATTTGCAGGTGGTGAGAATATGCCCGTTTACTTAGGCGACAAGAAAGTCAGCATTTTTGCGGGGGCTGGCGCTGCCAAGCTGCAGGAAAAGACGGTCACGCCGACCGAGAGCCAGCAAACCGTGACCCCCGACACCGGCTACGATGGCATGAGCCAGGTCACGGTGGATGCCGTGCCCGCGGGGTACATTGGCAGCGGTGTCACCAAAAAGGCGACGGCGACCTATACCCCGAAAAGCACCGACCAGGTCATTGCAGCTGGGCAGTATTTGTCCGGGGCGCAAACCATTAAAGGCGATGCCAACCTCGTTGGCGGCAATATTCTGGCAGGCAAGTCCATCTTTGGGGTGGCGGGGACCGTTGTCATCCAGAAATACTACATCGGTAGTTCCGAGCCCAGTTCTTCGACCGGCAGCAATGGTGATTTGTATTTGCAGACTGGGGGCTAATGCATGGCAAGTGTAACATTGGTTCCTGCAGGATATGATGGTCAGCGCTCATCGTATATTTCTGTAGATACGTCTTACCCGCTTTCAAATGGCCTTACCAGTTCAAGCAGCGACACCTTTGCGGTGCTAAACCTGAACAAAGGTGGCGGCGCGGTTTCTAAACTGGCAGTCAAATTTGATGTGTCAAAGATTCCGTCTGATGCCAAGATCAATTCTATCTCTTGTAAGATAAAGGCCAGAATTTCGAATGCGTCACCGTATATTTTGAGCGGTGTTGCGCAGTTGTATTGCGGCACGGCCGGGTTGAGCGGCGAAATTGAGTTGGGAACATCCCCAGTGGCTCAGACTTTTAACGATACCGGCTGGTGGGATCGTGAGAGCCTGGACGATCTTATCTTGCTGATTACCTGTACACGCGGCTCGCTATCCGCAAACAACAGCCATACTTTGCGTTTTTACGGTGCTGATCTGACTGTAGACTACACTGGCGGCGGATCTTCTGGCCCTGTGCTGAGCACTAAGGTAAATGGCAGCTGGGTGAATGTATCAAAAGTATATAAAAAGGTTAATGGCCTATGGGTAGAGCAAAGCGACCTTGCGGGCTTGTTTGATACAAAGACTAACTATGTAAAGGGGTGAGTGAATGGCAAAAACAACCGTAACTATAGGTGAATTCATCTTGAACGTCCTGTCTGCCGAGCAGTTTGCAGCAGCGGTCAAGGCGGGCGAAATCGACCCCAACCAGATGTACCTTACCCCAGAAAAGCAGCTTGTGGTTGCCGTCAGCGAGGACGAGTACGAGGCTATGAAGGCCGCCGGCACCCTGGACGAGGACGTACTCTACGTCACGCCCGTGACCGAGCAGACCACCATCGCCGAGGCCACCGAGACCACCGCGGGCCTAATGCCGCCCAGCGCCGTGACAAAGCTGAAAGGCATCGATGAGGGCGCGAACAAGTACACTCACCCCACGCATACCGCCCGGGCCAGCGGCCTGTACAAAATCACCGTGGATAAGCTGGGGCACGTCATCGCTGTTTCTGCTGTGCAGAAAAGCGACATCACCAACCTGGGCATTCCGGATTCCGACACGACCTACGGTCTGGCCTCGGCCTACAGCAATGGCCTGATGAGCTCGACCCAGTATTCCAAGCTGAGCGGCATTGAATCAGGTGCCAACAAAACCACGGTCGATGCCGCACTGTCCAGCAGCAGCGCCAACCCGGTGCAGAACAAAGTCCTCTACGTTGCCCTGCCGTGGGAGTATTACGCCACCTTTTACGTGGACAGCTGGACGACCGCCTCCACGGATGAGCAAGCCCAGGGCTTTGCCTACAAGCAGACCGTGTACCCCTCGAAGAAGATCTCGGTCGCACCGAACCTGACCGCCAACAGCATGTTTTTGAGCCTCGGCTCGACCAACAAGACTGGCGTGTTCGCTACCGATGTGATCCTCGCCGATTCGATGGACAAGATCAACGCGGGCCTGGTCTACACCGGGGCCGGGACCATCACGGCGTTGGTAGAAGAAAAGCCCAGTTCGGACGTTGTGATGAACTGGTGGCTGAGAACGTGATGGGGAAAAGAAAAAAGCCGCAGCCTGGCGAACCAGACTGCGACAGATATATATTCTGAGCGCTGCATACCGTCACTTCAAAATCAGCGACAATATAACCAGTACCTTTGCCACTATCGTTAAAATAGCAGCCAATAAGCTAAGCAGATCTACTAGCTACATACATTTTCCTCCCTTCTTGTACCTGTTCACAGATACTTGTTAACTTCAACTTACCGCACAAAGCCTCCATTGTCAAGGCACTTTTGAAAAGTTAAGGCTTTGTTCACAGATTTCACCAATTATACTTTACTCACGAAAGGACATTTAAATGAGATTATCCAACGGGGAAGTTTTACTCCGCTGGCCGCTGGATCAGCACATTTTGACCCAGGGCTGGCACTACAACAGCGGCCGCAGCCATAACGGCATCGACCTGCGCACCCAGATCGGCAACACCGCCGTGCGCCCGGTCTACGCTGCCGAGGACGGCACGGTGTCGGCCACCCAGCTGTGGGACGGCCACACCACCGACGAGCGCAGCATGCAGAGTTACGGCAACTACGTGGACATCCGCCACGCCGACTACAAGCAGCAGAGCCTTGTCACTCGCTACGCCCACCTGTTCAAGTTTATTGTTGCCAAGGGCGAAAAGGTCAAAGAGGGCCAGCTGATCGGCTACAGCGGCGCCACCGGCAACGTTTTTGGCGCGCACCTGCACTTCGAGGTGCTGCTGGGCGGCAAGCGCACCAACCCGCTGACCTGGCTGGATGATGACTTCACCACCGCCAGCAGCAGCGTCTACACCTACGGTCCCGGTGAGCATGCGGTCGAGCGCCCGGCCGAGGACAAGCCTGCCGCCTCCACGCTGCAGACCATCTGTGCCAGCAACCTGACCAACGCCCAGGCCATGGCGGTGTTCAGCCTTGCGATCCAGCTGCAGCTGGTGGCCATGCGGCTGTACTGGGCAGAATTCAGCGATGCCGAGATGGCGCATCAGAACATCGAGGTCGGCCCCATCACCCAGGGCGATGCCAAGGCCGTGTTGGACAAGCTGTCCGCCGTAGGTGCCAAGGGCACCGCGCAGGCAGCGTGAACGAAAGGAGTAAACCATGAAAGACGACAACATTTTCCTGTGGGTCAAGGCGGTGATCGCAGCCGCCTGCGGTGCCTTTACCGCGGCATTCGGCTGGCTGGGCTGGCTGGTGGTGGCCTGGGCTGCCTGCATGGTGCTGGATTGGCTCTCCGGCAGTGCGGCGGCCGCCAGCAGGGGAGAGTGGGCCAGTTCCGTTGCCAGAGATGGCATCTGGCACAAAGCGGGCATGATTGTGGTAGTTTGTGTGGCCGCGCTGACCGATGCTGTGCTCAGCATCGCGGTCGCCAACCTGCCCGGCCTGGGCATTACGTACCAGAGCCTGATCCTGCCGGTAGTGCTGGTGTGGTACATTTTTACCGAGCTCGGCTCCATCGCCGAGAACGCCGCCCACATGGGTGCCGATGTCCCTGATGGCCTGCTAAAGCTGCTTGCCGCAGGGAAGAAGGCCGCGGAACGGCAGACTAAGGACGACGAGGAATAAGAGAAGCGGCGGGCATCCCAATGGGCGGCCCGCCGCTTTATTTTTTTATAAAATTTCTCTGAAAAATTATTCTATCGCTATATAGTCCTGTTATTCGGGATAGTTCATACAGGTTTACGTACAGGTTTACGAGTGCTTATGAGCGCTTATAGGTGGTGAGCGTGTCAATATTTATATAAAAGTAAAAGCGCATATTCAACGTTTTGCCGTTAAATATGCGCTTGTTTTGGAGCGGGATACGAGTCTCGAACTCGCCACCTACTGCTTGGGAAGCAGTCACTCTACCGGATGAGCTAATCCCGCATCAGTGACTGTTATTATACCAAACTTGGGCGGCGTTGTCAATGCTGGTTTTGCGGCGTCGCGGCGGCGCGGGACACCCAACGGGCAGGGGAGCGCCAGCCGGTTTACGGCGTGCGGCCTTACAGCGTCAGTTGTTCGGCGCTGTCGTCGGCGCGCAGGATGGCACCTGCGGCGGGCAGCGTGCGCACGCGGTAACGGTGGGCCTCGCCCAACTCCAGGCCGTCGGCCAGAGTGACGCGGGCGATCTTTGCGTTCTTTTTCAACGTTACAACGTTCACACCAGCACTGTCGCGAGTAGCCTTTTCGGGAATGAGGGCGCTGCCCGCCAGCAGTAGGCGGCCGTTGGTGGTGAAGATGGCCAGCTCGGTCTCAGCGGGCAGGTAGCGCATGCAGGCCAACTCTTCCTTATCGCTGTAGGCTTTCAGCAGCTTGCGGCGGTTCTGCTTGGTCTCGTAGCTGGACAGCGGCACCTTGGCGCACTTGCCGTTTTGGAAGAAGAAGAGCATCCAACCCTTGTAGTCCGGCGTGACCACCATGTAGAGGGGCACTTCGCCCTCCTCCATGCCAAGGGACGATGCGACGTAATCACCCAGCACGCTGGCTTTGCTGTCGCCGAAGTCGTAGGCGTGGGATTTGTACACCTGGTGGTGATTTGTAAAGAATAGCAACTCTGCGCTGTTGGTGCTTTCGCAGGTGAACAGCACTTCGTCACCGTCTTTCAGTTTCTGCTCGCCGCTCATGCGCAGGCTTTGCGGGGTGATCTTTTTAAAGTAGCCATCCCGTGTAAAGAACAGATGTACGGGGTAGTCCGGCACCTGCTCGTCCGGCTCGTCGGCGGTGTCGGCGGGGATCTCGTACAAGATCTCGCAGCGGCGGGGCTTGCCGTATTTCTTCGCCACATCGCCCAATTCCTGCATGATGATGCGATTGATGCGAGCCGGGCGTTTGAGGATGTCCTGCAGGTCGGCGATGGCATCCTCCAGCTCCTCGATCTCCTCGGTGCGCTTCAAAATATACTCGCGGTTCAGGTGACGCAGCTTGATCTCGGCCACGTACTCAGCCTGAACCTCATCGATACCGAAGCCAATCATCAGGTTGGGGACGACCTCAGATTCCTCAGCAGTGTTACGCACAATTTCGATGGCCTTGTCGATGTCCAGCAGGATAGCTTTCAGGCCCTGCAGCAAGTGCAGGCGCTTTTCCTTGCCTTTCAAATCGTAGTAGGTGCGGCGGCGCACGCACTCGGCGCGGAAGGCGATCCACTCCAACAGAATGTCCCGCACGCCCAGCACCTTGGGCTGGCCACCGATCAACACGTTAAAGTTGCAGGCGAAGCTGTCCTCCAGCGGTGTGACCTTGAACAGGCGGGCCATGAGCTTATCCGGGTCCTGGCCGCGCTTGAGGTCGATGGTCAGTTTCAGACCATTCAGGTCGGTCTCATCGCGCATGTCGCTGATTTCACGGATCTTGCCCAGTTTGACCAGTTCAGTGATCTTATCCATGATTGCTTCGACGGTAGTTGTGGGCGGAATTCGCGTTACATCGATGCAATTGTTTTCTTTATCGTAGCTCCACTGGGCGCGGACACGCACACTGCCGCGGCCTTTTTCCAGCACATTCTGCATCTCGGCCGCGTCGTACAGGATGGTGCCGCCGCCCACAAAATCGGGGGCGGGGATGATCTCCCGCAGGTCAGCCTGGGGGTCTTTCATCAGGGCGATGGTGGCGTTGCACAGTTCCTCCAGGTTGAAGGAGCAGATGTTGGAGGCCATACCGACCGCGATGCCCAGCGTATTGTTAGCCAGAATGGCGGGGAAGGTGACAGGCAGCAGGGTAGGTTCTGTCGTTGTACCGTCATAGTTTGGCACAAAGTCGACGGTGTCCTTGTCGATGTCGCGGAACAGCTCGTCACAGACGGGTTCCAACTTTGCCTCAGTATAACGGGCGGCGGCGTAGGCCATATCGCGGCTGTACGCCTTGCCGAAGTTCCCTTTGGAGTCGACAAACGGCACCAGCAGGCTCTCGTTGGAGCGGCCCATACGCACCATCGTATCGTAGATGGCGGCATCGCCGTGGGGGTTCAGGTGCATGGTGCTGCCCACGATGTTGGCACTTTTGGTGCGGTTGCCCTTGAGCAGGCCCATGCCGTACATGGTATACAGCAGCTTGCGGTGCGCCGGTTTGAAGCCGTCGATCTCCGGCAGGGCACGGGAGACGATGACGCTCATGGCGTAGGGCATATAGTTGGTTTCCAGCGTATCGGTGATGGGAGATTCCAGCACCTCGCCCGCCGAGAGAATCTCGACGTTATCGCCCAGCTGGGGCCGGGCAGCAATGATTTTCTTTTCTTTTCGTTTTGCCATCGTTGTTTTCCCTTACTCAGCTTACATCCAAATCATCCAGATACTCCGCGCCGTGTTCGGCGATATGGTCTTTTCGGCCTTGCAGATTGTCGCCCAGCAGCAGGTCAAAAACTTCTGCCGTGCGCTCGGCATCGGTGGGCAGTACCTTAATAAGTCTCCGGCTTTCGGGACTCATAGTCGTCAGCCACATCATTTCCGGATCGTTCTCGCCCAAGCCTTTCGAACGTTGAATCGTATATTTTTCACCATCGATGCGGCGCAGGATGTCAGCCTTTTCCGGCTCGGTGTAGGCAAAGTAGGTTTTGTTTTTGGTGTTGATCTCGTACAGCGGCGACTCGGCGATGTAGACGTAGCCCTTGTTGATGAGGGTCGGCGTCAGGCGGTAGAGCATCGTCAGCACCAGGGTGCGAATCTGGTAACCGTCCACGTCGGCATCCGTGCAGATGACAACTTTATTGAACCGCAGGTTATCCAGATTGAAGCTGGCTAAATCCTTGTTGTGGCTGCCGCCCAGCTCGACACCGCAGCCCATAACGCGGATGAGGTCGGTGATGATTTCCGACTTAAAAATGCGGGCGTAGTCGGCTTTCAGGCAGTTCAAAATCTTGCCGCGGATGGGCATAATGGCCTGGAACTCCGAGTCGCGGCTCTGCTTGACGGCGCCCATAGCGGAATCGCCCTCCACGATATACAGCTCACGGCGGGTGGGGTCCTTGGTGCGGCAGTCCACAAACTTCTGCACGCGGTTGGCCAGATCCATCTGCTGGGTCATCGTCTTTTTAATGGTGATACGCGCTTTTTCTGCGTGTTCACGGCTCTGCTTGTTGATCAGCACCTGCTTGCAGGCTTTCTCCGCCTCGTCGGGGTGCTCGATGAAGTAGACCTCCAGCTGATGTTTGAGGAACTCGGTCATGGCCTGGGCCACAAATTTGTTGGTAATGGCCTTTTTGGTCTGGTTCTCGTAGCTGGTACGGGTGGAGAAGCTGGACGAAACCAACACCAAGCAATCCTGCACATCGGCAAAAGTGATCGCACTTTCGTTCTTTTTGTACAGGCCCTTGGATTTCAGCCAGGCGTTGACCTGGTTGACGAAGGCCAGGCGGACGGCACGGTCGGGGCTGCCGCCGTGCTCCAGCCAGCTGGAGTTGTGGTAGTATTCCAACGCCTGCACGGTGTTGGAGAAGGCGAAGGCCACGTTCATTTTGACCTGATAGTCGGGCTGGTCGGCGCGGTCGCGGCCAGTGGCGGAACCGGAGCAGAAGTGCACCGGGGTCAGGCCCTTATCGCCAACCAGTTCGTTGACGTAATCGGTGATACCGTGCTCGTAGAGGTACTCGTACTTCTCCGTGTCACCGCCGGATTTATCCTCGAAAACAAGCGTCACACCGTCGTTTACCACAGCCTGGCGGCGCAGCATATCTTTAAAGCTGTCGGCCGGGACGGCGATGTCGGTAAAGACCTCGGTGTCCGGCTTCCAGCGGATGACCGAGCCGGTGCGCTTGCCCTTGAACGGCTCCTTTTGCAGGCCGCCCACGTTCTCGCCTTTTTTAAAGTCGAGGTGGTAGTGGAAGCCATCGCGGTAGATGTCGGCGGTCATCCACTCGCTGGCGTACTGGGTGGCACACAGGCCCAGGCCGTTGAGGCCCAGGCTGAAATCGTAGTTGCCGCTGCCCTCGGCGTATTTGCCGCCGGCGTACAGCTCACAGAAGACAAGGTCCCAGTTCCAGCGGTCCTCAGCCTTGTTGTAGTCCACCGGGATGCCGCGGCCGAAGTCCTCAACCTCAACGACGTGGTCGGGGTAGAGGGTGACGTTGATGCGGTTGCCATGGCCGTCACGGGCTTCATCGATGGAGTTGGAGATGATCTCAAAGATGGAATGGGCACAGCCTTCCACACCGTCCGAGCCAAAAATAACGGCCGGGCGCTTACGCACACGGTCCGCGCCTTTCAGCTGGCGGATGCTGTCGTTGCCGTATTCCTGTTGTTTTTTTGCCAT